TCTCTTTTTTCTCCAATTTGTTCTACAAGATCAACCGTTAAATTATAAGAAGGTTGAAAATATGGGAGAATTTGTTCTATGATCTGCAACATATCATCATTTAATTTTGTATAAATGCTCAATTCAAATTGCATATTATATGGAACAGGCATATATGTTTTTCTTATATCAGTTCCATAACCAGAAATAGAAGTTATAAATGTCTGGGTTGTAGTTAATTTTCTTGAGGCATCATAAGTTAATCCGACAAATTCAAATGACATTCTTGGCAATGTTACTTGAATAGGTTTGTCTAGATTTGGGGACTGTTCCAATCTTGCTAAGAATTTTTGAGTGGGCCCATATGCAAGTGGAACTTTAATTATACTGTTAATATCGCCATTTGTATCCGCATGTTTAATGGAAATATCATTAAAGAGAGATCCAAAAGAACTAACCGTTCTCCTTAGTATTTCGTGATAAAAATATTCAAACATAATAAATTTACTCGTATTATGTGATTAGTTATATTTATGGATTTCCAAAAGGATTATTTTCACTAAAATCCAAAATAGAATCTGCATCTGTTTCTATTTCATTATTTTTGGGGTATAAATCGGTTGTCGAAGTGAAATAACTTTCAATTTTAAATTGATATGTTGCACTACTTGCAGAACCAACAATAAGTTCTCCTGGAGTAAATGCTCCATTTGATTTGTAAATTCCTAATTTTCCTGTTGTCACATCCCACACCTTTACTAAAGCTGTGGTTCCACTAATAGAACCAGTTATTGTTTCATTTAAAATATATGTACCAATACCAATCATATTGGGAGATCCAATAGTTATTGTTGGTGTTGATGTATATGCAGATCCTGCATTAGTAATTCTTATTGTGGATATTGTTCCAGCAGCACTTACTATTGAAATTGCAGTGGCAGTTGTTCCTATTCCAGGTGAACTGAAAGTGACAGATGGTGAAGTTACATATCCAGCTCCACCACCACTTATGGTAACAATTCCAATTGCTTGATTTGATATTATTGTTGTTGCCGCAGCACCAGATCCTCCACCACCAATAAAAACGATTCCAGGCGCAACTGTATATCCAAATCCAGGATTTGTGATTTGCACCCCTTGAACTTTTGATGATGTTGTTCCATTACAATCAATAATTCCACCTATCATAGTTGCAATACCTGTTGCTGTTCCTCCAGAAACACGAGAAGAAGATATTGCAACAATTGGTACTGAAGTATATCCACTACCTCTATTTGTGACAATTATAGATGTAATTGCTCCATTAACTATAGATGTGTATGCGGTTGCTGTAGATCCAGAAGATACTAAGGTGAGAGTTTCAATATTTGCATTATCTGTCAAATTGTCATCAATTTCCCCAATTCCGGTATCGATAATCTCATCCTCATATCTAAAGAGTTCGCAAGTTAATGTATAAACATATGTTTTTTGTAACTGGTAAAATGGTTTCTCATGCTCAACAAACTTAATTTCAAATAATTTATCTCCCAAGGGAAAATAAATTAAATCACCTTCTTTTGGTCTATTTGATAATTTAATATCTGGTAAGGATTTAATCAATGGACTAATATAAGTTTCAAATCTTTCTTTAGATATTGTTAAAGTAATTTGATTTAATGCTTGAATTCCAAATTTTGAAAGAATTTGGGTATTATCTCCATACCCATCATAGTTATCCACATAAGCTTCAATTGGATAATTATTAGTAAACTTGGATTCAACAACTTCCCGTATAACTGTTTTTGAAGACAAATAATGCCTTGGAATATAATATACTTCAATACCATACATTCTCAATTGTTCATTGATTAAATCCTGAACAAGATTTTGTTCTGTTTTTGAACCTTGAAGAAAAAATGGATTTAACATATCAACCAATCATATCCAGAGGAGGAAGTTCATAAGTATTTGACATTTTTTCCATTAAAACATCGATTTCTTTTTGGGCATCATCATACATTTGGCGCCCATTAAGTTCTACTCCACCAGGAAGTTTAACTCCAGTAAATTTCATCATATTTTGTCCCCACTGTTTTTTGATTAAAGATGTTAAATATGGTTTTATAAATGAATCATTCCAAACTCTTCCATAATCACTTGGATCTAAAGTACTGTAGCAGTCAATAATAAAATAATGTCCAGCATTTATAGATGCCCAGTCAATATCCAAATACATACGATCTTGTCTTTTATTAAATCTAATTTGCTTCTGTGTTGTTAGTAAAAAATCTAAATCTTCAAGATATGTCTTTACCATAGCATAACTTAACATCTCAACAGCACCCCAATAATAAACATCATTCAAGAATAACTGATATTTCACACTAAACATATTGCTAGCGATGCTATTTGTTCCATCAAATGTGAATACTTTGTTTATTCCAATAATATTGGGTGGGATTTGCAAATAGTTACTATTCTCATAATACGAAAAAGTGGTTGCGGTTCCTACAATATTTGTTGTTACTTTTGTAGTCGTAATTCCTACCGGTTCTCCCTTATCGAGAGAAGCTCTACCTCTATCAATATCATTTTGAGTTACTTTGTACTTAAAAAATGTTGGATATACACCATCAAAGTGTCTTTCTTGGAAAAATTGAACCGCATCATCTACCAAATCTTCAATTTGTTCATCGGCAACATTAATTTCTAAAACAGGAGCCCCCAGCTTTCTTTTGCAATAATCAATTAATTCTTGTCTAGTAGATGGTTGCGCCATTTATTTTTCCTTGTTAAAAATATTTATGAATCAATTTTTGCTAAATTACTTACAACTTCTTGTTGCTTCAAATATAATTTCATATATGCCTTTGATATATCTCTAAGTTGTTCGATATTTTCAATTTTATCGAGCTCAGAACATGCTTTTGCGTATTCAAAACTTTTTGATAAATTTTCTAAAATGATATTATCTGGATTCATTAACTAAACTCCTTAATAAATTTTTAATTTCACCAATATCACTTTTCATATTGGAGATATCCTCTTCCAAGTTCTGTACTTTTTGACTTTCTTCAATTTTTGCATTACGTCTTGCAATATACTCTTGATATTCTGTCATATTACTATTAATAATGGAATTTGTTTTTGAATCTCTCAACAAATGCGAATATCCATGCACCTTCATATAAGACATTTTACGCAAAAGCAATGACTCTAAGATCTTTCATTCTTGGTACATAAACTTGATTAGTTGATGTCATAATAATTTTAATTCTATAAGATCTAAAAGATGGAAGCTGATCTGCAGTGAATGTATATTCTTTATATTGAAGTTGTGAGGGTAAAAATCCTAATGATGTTGTATTAGAAATCATCATATCAGAATTGCCATCATTATTTTCTGGACTAATAACTTGTCCTTTAGAATCTAAATTATTAAATCCGGGAAATGGTGTATAAATTGGAGTAAAGTTTGGATTTTCACTAATTGCGTAGAATGCACGAATACTGGAATATAGATTTATATGAGCATTGACAAGAATCTTAATAGAAGTTGCTGAATTTTCCAAATCAATTTCTTTAGATAAGTATTGGAACGCTGTTGGATCATCGTAAATACTATTTACTCTACTGTCAGTTATATAATTAGTAATCACATCATTGACTCTATTTGATGTGAAAATTGCATTCATTCTTTGAGTATCTATTACGGGAGTTACTCTTGAATCAACCGTTCCTAATGATAAAGTCATCGCAAGAGATTTTTGTCCAACAGTTAACTTCCTATCAGTATTAATTTTTGATGTAATCAATCTTGGAGATTCTAGATAATTTGATTTATTCAGAGATATTGGTTGATATCCCTTATCAATAAATGGAATTTCATTTCCACTAATACTTACTCCAGAAATAGTTTTAATTTCTGCACTTAAAGAAGTACCTTGAACTGTTAAATTTTGTATGTTGGGTGTAATAATTTCATATTGAATATTTTGAGTTGCCTTAGTATTATATCCACCTGCAGATTTTGACTGATTTGCATAAAGTTTGGGGAAACTTAATCCATCAGATCTTCCAATCCCACTGGAACCCATATCAAGTTTAATATGATAAGAATCAAATTTAATTGGAGTTGAAATTTGAGTTTTATCAACATCTGCTAAATTGTGAGTTTTATTAATTCTTCTGAGAGAAATCCCACTCAACTCATACTTATAAACAGGAGTTCCTGCAGGATAATTTTTAGTTATTGTACTATCTACACCTCTGGATACAATTCCCGCAAGAGAACCTGAGGATATACTTGTATAAGAAATAATTTCTTCACCAATTAACACATATCCCAGATTAGTTGTTCCAACTCCAACATTTTCAAATATTGATAAATTGGATACATCATCCAATATAATTGGTGAAGTTGACGTTGAATTTAGTGCAGCAGAAAGTTTTGTTGGAATAATATCGGATTGGGTATTTGAAATTGTAACGTAATTGGTGTCAAAATACATTCCATGGTTTTTATGATTTACTAAAACATGTAGTCCATCATTTACAATGTTTATGTTTGAAATTTGTACATTTCCTCCGGTAGAAGAATTGAGAGTTGTTGTTAATCCGGAATTATTTGTATATTTGACAGTATTTCCAACACCAGAAATTACAAAATCTCCTTGAATATTGTCAATCAACAACTCATTTGTGCTGGCAATTGAAACAATAGAGAATCTAGAGTTTGCTCCAAGAGAATTGTTTCCAATTGTTGTAATACCAACAATATCACCAACTTTATATCCATACCCAGAAGATACAATTGTTGCGGCAATTGCTACACCATTGTTAATGGTAATATTTGCAGTTGCATTTCGACCTGTACCTGTAACATTAATTAAATTTACATCATTAAATGTATAAGTATTTGTGGATGGTGTATATCCAATGCCAGAATTAATTACATTTAGTGTTCCAGTTGCAATTCCAGCATTACCAACATACCTACCACTAGCATTTGTTCTTTCTTGTAAAATAATATTGCCCAATGTTAATCCAGAATCTTGAAGAGTTGAACCAAGTCCTACTCTAATTTTTCTTGAATTTAAATTGATAGAGTTTGGCATTAATGTTGGAATTTCGCCATTTCCTTCAGATAAATCTGGACTATAAACATTAACTGTACCACTTGATACGAAATTCGCTCTATAAAGAGTAAATTTCAAATCGTCCCATTGACTTGCTTCCCAAGTCGAAGCATTTTGCGATTTAAATAAAGATCCTAAATATGGTTGATTTGAAATAAATGTTTGGGTGATTAAATCACTTTCACCGACTCTTGAAATATAAACATTGTATTTTGTTGAAAGTGATGCAATACATATTGCATATTCCTTACCACCCTCCAAATAAACCGGAGATTGAAAGTCAAAAGTTGTTGGAATAGAAGAATCATTCGATATATTAACCTGAGATGGATCAATAATAATTTCTGAAAATGGTAATACCTTTTGAGTGGGATAACCATTTTGCATGGTTCTAATTTGGAATGTTACGGGAATATTTGCATCATCTTTTGATTGAAAAAATACATCACATTTTGTAATAAATACTCCAGTTTCATCTTCAACCAAGAAAGATTGTGCTAAAGGATCGTACCAAACAATGGTTTTATTTATTGATGGCGTTTGTGAAATTGTTTGTGTGGAAATAACTTGAGATCCTGTTGTTTTGGAAACAGGTTTCTGTTCAAATTCCTTTTTATTTTGTATTCTTGCATTTCTAATAGAAATAATATTTTCTTGTACAGTTTCTAAAGTTCCACTAGAAATAAATCCTTCTTCTGCAATTGTAGTAGCAGCATTTTGATCATTTGTGCTGCTATTGACTAGAGTAAAAACTTTAGTTCCAGTTTGAAATTTTGGATTTGAGGGAGAATTTGGATTTGCAATAAAAAAGCTTCCCATCAATGTAGCAGAAATATCCGATATCAATCTGATATTTGAAATAGTTGCCTGAGCACCACTACTTTGTCCAACTAAACTCATATTAGATTCTACCCACCCACTAAATCCACCCTCAGGTTGATTTGCAAGTGAAAAAGTATCTATATTTAGAATCGTAGATGTTGAAGAATAAGATTGGGGTAATGATTGATTGTTATATGGATTTGTTAAAAATACGGAAGTTGCGGAGTTATATGGACCTTCTTTATGATTTGATTGAGCAACTCTAAATTTTATTTTTGGAATTGAAGAATCTGGAACTGATGGTGAGAATCCTATATTTTGTCTAGATCCAATTACAGTTTCTCCTGGTTGAAAAACTCCGGAAATCATTGAAATTTCTAGTAATTTTGGAATACAATATTTGGTTACATCAATACCATCAAAGAAAGCATATATTTGAGTTAGTGGTTTTACTTTTTTGGCAATGAATTGGACATTTCTAGATCTCATAAAAGAAATGAGATCTCTACTTACAACTCTATCACCAACTGAAGTTTTATCAAATTGCTCTGTTACAATAGTTCTGGTTCCCGTTCTACTTTGTATTCCTGTCTCCTTTATTTCTTGAATAGTATCCTTATATACTGTTGTAATTTGATCAGTTATCCATTCACCACCAGTTAGATCTCCATTACCCCTGAGGCCTCTTTCCCCCCATCTTCCAGAACTAGTTGTTGTTTCTTTTCTATCTGCAGTATTAGTACTTGGTTCTTTACCTGTCCAAGAAGTTTCCCAGGCATTCCAAATTACTGGAGAAAATCCAGTTTGAGAATCTACACTTAAAGTTCTTGATGCAAGGGCAAGAGTTTCTGTATAGTTTCCTTCAGTATTGGTAATTTTTGCTTCAAGTCTAACTGTATCAACCCAAGTATCTGATGCTGGAGTAAGTTCAACTGAACCTTGCCAAAAACTTACAAGGAAAGGTGTTACACTTTCTGTTCTTGTTGCAAAAGTTTGTTTAATCCATTCAATTTCGGTGTAATTTAATGTTATGATGTCTTTATTCTTTACAATATTAGTTCCTTCTGGGGCAATATATGCAACATCTGAATTTGGAGATGTTCCAGAAGCAGATCCTACAATCAAATCCACTGCCGTTGTATAATGCTGAGGCCTTAACTCTTTATTTGAAATATCAATACTATTTTTGAAAGGAACTCTGTCTTCTTGTGCAAGAAGTGATGTAAAATTGTCAACAAAAAATCCAGATTTAAATCTGTTTAATCCGGAAGAATCTGGAACAAATAGATTTGCTGTATTGGTTTCAAGTAACGATAATGCAGTATAATATTCAAGATTTTTAATTCTATTTTCAAGTTGTTTAATATCAACCATCCTATATCTCTTATGCTCAAGAAAAGTTAAAGAGGCTTGGGATGCATTATAAAGATATGGTGGAATATCTATAGACGCAATTTCTAAAGCATCATCTATAGAAACAGGTTTTTCTGGTTTTTCTGATGGTGTTCCATATTTAATTTGAAATTTCCCATCTTTAGATAAATAAATTCTATCAATTCTTCCCAAATAGAATGAAAAATTTGTAATGATAGATTCATTTGATGCCAGAATATTTGCTGCAGAACTTCCAGAAGAATCAAATGTTCTTCCATAAAATTCTAGTGGTGATCTTGAATTTTCTATTACAGAATACCTAGAAACTCTAGGTCTAATATCGATAATATCAGTATTCCTTATCGAATTTACAGTTTGAATTTCTCTAACATAATCAAATGTATTATAAGAATTTTTTGTTGTAATATCACCATCATCTGTAGACTGGTAATATCCACTAGAAAAATATATTTTTAACTTCTTTGTTGGTTCCTTAGCATCAGATTTTCTAGTAATTAATCCTTGATCATAAAATGTTGATTTCTGCCCATTATTATATTTGTAATGATATGAAATATCAAAACTTGCAATTTCTATTGTTGTAATTACTGCCTCAATTTTAGATTCTTCAAAAACAATAACTTCACCCTGTCTAAAAGTATTTTGATTTTTTGGGATGAATGATATTTGAGAATCATTTATTTTTTCGGCATATATTGCAGATGCATTACTAGTTTTTCCAGTAAATCTTTCCCCAACAATTAAATCGGAAGTTTTAGTAGTTGGACCATTTATTGATGAAAGAATTACTTTTGGTGCTGATGGATTTGAAGTATTTGCAGACTCATAAATTGCATGAATTTCTATAATATCTGGAGAATTTAATGAAATAATTTCATCTTGAACTCTTACGCCAAAAGGATAATTTCCATATACCAATCCATCATTTAAAGTTGTTGTTCCAACTCCAGATGCTTCATACTTTGATTTATCTACAATTAATGCATCAACTCTGTTTTTAATTTTAACTTTTGCCTTTGGATTAATTTTACTAATAGTTACTACTAAAGTGGAATTTGAATCATTGCTTCCCAAATTATAAATTTGCAGTGATTTGCCATTATTTGTAATTTTTACTTTATCTGAAGTTAGTGTTTCTGTTGTTCCATCAGAACGAATCAGTGAATATCTTTCCTCAGTAAATGGCAAAAATGTTTCATTAGTTGATGCAGTCTGACTGGAAGAAAGTTGATTACTAGAAATTGAAACGGAATATTTTTTTCTAATTGTTAATGTTGCATTGGTTAAATCTACAGATTCTATATTTATTTTTGGTAATGGTGTATAAAGAGTATTGTCGCCTGAGGATTGTAAGTTAGTAGTTACTAATGTAAGGTCATTAATTTGCAAAGTAGATGTTGGTAAATATCCTTTAACAACTCCTACAACTGTGGATATCCCAGAAACATTAATTGATGTACTACCAACGCTAACAATCTTTACTAGAGTGGGATCTATAGAAATTCCGTTACTAAATTTGAGTAAATTTCCAACTCTCAAATTTTGTGGAAAAAGTGGATTTGCACTTACAATCGTACTAATTCCAATCGGATTATACGCACTAATAGTTGCTACACCAATACTAATTGAATTATCTTGAATAACATCGGCAGTAAATGTAATTGCTGTTCCTACTATTGCATAAACAGATTTAATATCAGAAATTCCATATGATGTTACTGCAACAGCAACTCTATTATTTTCAATTCCATCAATAATAAAAGATTCGTTCTTAATAAATTCACCATTCTTTTGATAAACTGTTAAAGCGGCCCCTGCAGATACAGGTTCTTTTAGAAATGCAGTTGCTCCACTATACTTACCTTTAATAAATGTTGAAATTGGAAGCGTAATTGGCTCATTAAGAGTAATTTCAGAAATAGTTTGGATATCGTATAGTGAAATATCCCATTGATTTATATTTGAATTTGAATTATTATAACTTCCAGAAGAAAGATTAAAGTCATAAATCCTTGCCAAACCAATTTCTTTACCATATTGTAAAGTTGAAGCAGAACCTACTCTACTATCTCTCAAACTTAAGATATAGGTATTTCCAATACCTATAGTTGGAGCTCCATAAACTCTATTGAGTTTTAATGTGGGCCCAGTATAATAATTAATTGCTTGAGCAGTTAAGGTGCTCACAGTCCTTGGTTTTGGAATATCCAAGAATACTGTACCAGTATTTTCTACCTCATATCCTCTTACAAATGCCTTTCCAGGAGATACTTGACAGACTGCTAAATCTTCGGATGGAGTGGAACCTCCATAAGTTAATTGGTTTGAATTAAAAATTCCATTATTTCCAAGATTATTATTTAAAGATTCTTTTACGGAAATATCAAAAGGAGATACATAATAATCGCCAGATTCCTCATAAGTTCTTCTTGCCAATTCATCTTGAAATACAGATGAATTTGTCCTTTTATTTGATTTTAAAATACCATCATTTACTGTCGCTAATTCAATAAAATTATTATCATCAAAATCAGTTAAACTTTTTTTAAATAGAGATGCAGTAATTTTTAATCTATCTGCCCCTGGTGCAGCATAATTGTTAAATCCTTTTGAATTATCATTTAAAGTCGTATCAACATCTGAATTTATTATTTCTTCTGCAATTAATAATCCAATTCTGTAATTTGGGGTATTATTGTATTGTTCTAGTAATATTGTCTCATTATTTACAGCAATAAAATTTCCTTTAGCAAAATATATGCCATTTGAAATGGAATATGCAGAACCAATCGAAGTTGCATTAGTTGCAATTGTTGAAGCAAAAGCTTCTCCAGTGGCAATTATTGTATTACCTGAGATTATTGTTTTGTCGGAAGATAACAATTCTCCATCTGAAAAATATAATGTTGAATTGTCGTTAGTGTTGGATGAAAGATAACTTACATAAAGTGTTGTATTTCCTCTTTCAGATTCATCTGACATCAAAACTCTTTGAATAATTGCAGTTACTCCAGATGTCAGTCCAGTAATTTTTGATCCAATCAGCTGATCAATATACTCTACTATTGCAATTCCAAGATAAGTGTCATTTAATTCAACTGCATAATATGATTGACTATACGCAGTATTACCTGGAATTATTTTGGATCCTTCCTTAAAGAAGTGTTGTCCAAATTTTTCAATTTGATTTTGTAATATTGACTGTAAAGTTGTTAACTCTCTTGCCTGAACAGGATATCCAGGCTTAAACAACACTCTATAATAGTCATTATTTGCATCAAAATCATCAAAATATGGAGCAACATTGAGATTGGTTTCTTGTGACATAATTCGTTAAAACTGCAATATGATTTTAATATCTTCTTTTTGGCTTGTTGATCTTGTAATTGAAGGTCTATTATCTACATAGATGATATTTCCAGAATATTTTTTGACTTCTGGTTGAGAGATACCTTGTGCAAATGATTGACCTAGGTAATATGTCTTACTATTTATTACTGTTGAAATGCCGGTAAATGATGTTTGTATTGCAAGATTAGTTTCTGTTCCAACAATACTAATACTTCCTCCCCCAGCAAAATCTGGATTTGCAACAAATCTATTTAAATTGAATCCATATGATGGAGAAGAATTTTGAGTTGCATCAGTATTAAATCCAGAAGTTGTTCTATCTTGCCAATATTTTAAAACTCCCGTCACTTTATCATAAGAGATAACTCTACCAACAGCAGTCGAACCAAGTCCTATTGTTTGAGTTATTAAAGAATCTGCAGTAAATGATGCAGAACTATATCCAACTCCAGTTAATTTTAGCGCATAAACACCACTAGCCTTATCATCAACTAATAATGAAGAAGAATTATATTTTAATGGATTTTCAATAATACCAATTCTTGCAATTTGATTTCCAACTATAAAATCTGGATTTTCAGTATCATTCTCAATTCTAGAATAAATTAAAGCATTTCTTGCTCCCAATTCTCTATAGATATCTGAACCATGTCCTCCAGATGGGGGAATAATTATATTAAATATTGGTTTTGTTGATCCAGTTGGAACATTTCCTGAAGCAAGATCCAAAGTACCAAAGGTATAACCATCACCACCGGAAGAAATAGTTACAGATTCTACTTTAGATGAACTATTAATAACAACTGTAGCTTCAGCCCCAGAACCATCACCTTTAATTGGCACCCTCGTATAAATTTTATTTGCAGTTCCTAATCCAACACCTCTATCTACAATAGTTATAATTTTTAATTGATTGTTTGGCGCAGATGAATTATTTCTTACTGGAGAATAATCTGAATTTGTTTCCCAGTCAATTGGAACTGGCATAAAATTTGTAGAATCAAATTTAATAATATCACTTGGTTTAATAGTATACAAATATTTCCATGTATATCCATCTCCACTAGAACCTGCTTCTTTTGGTTCTAAATCCGTAAATGTTGGTTCATCTAAAGAAGCTCTTCCAGAAGGATTTTCTGGAGTAGTTCCATTTTGCAAACATATATAAACCCTATAATCACTATTAATTACATAATAATTTGCATCATATAAACTTGTTGCATCTGAAGGTTTAGATCTATTAGTACTTTTTATATCATGACGATACATATCATATGTGACACCAGATTGCCAAGTAATTTTTCTTATAACTTGCTTAATATCAGTAGAATTAATTTTTTTAAGAGCGATTAGAGTGTCCCAATAATTATTTTCTTCATCAAAATTATCTTTTGGATCCGGTGGAGAAATATCCCAGGTTGAACTTATATCATTTGAATTTGGAAGTCCTACAAATGTATAATAAGAATTGTTTGTTGAAGCGACACTTGCAATAAAATTCTTTGCATTTAATATACGAAATTGATCAGTTATAATTGCTGACATATTTGTTTTTTTATTTATTTATCTATGTTAAAGTGAAGAGTACCCAACATATTTTAGTGGAGAAATTCTAGTCACTGTTGATGAAGTTGTAATTCCCAAAATTCCATTTTTCACATAAGAATTAAATATTTTTGGGTTACTTCTGCTACCTAAAATTATTTTGCCCCAGGAAAATTCTCCATAAAAAGAACTATATCCAATTCCACTTAAAGAATTATAACTTGAAATACTGGTTACAATTCTTGCCACATATGTGAGAGCAATTCCTGGAACTGAAGTTTGGGCGATCGAAACGCTGGCAACTTCATAAACTCCATTTAAAAATTGAGTACTAACTCCTAAAATGGAACCATTTTGATATAGTGATGTAACTCCATTTCCAATATTGCTATTATTTACAACAAAATAATATCCAGTTTGAATGCCACTAGTGGTTATAATGCCAGTAATTGAAGAATTTCTTAAATATGAATTTTGTGGAATATAAAAATCAAAAATAAGTCCAGTAGAAGCAACTCCAACAGAAGTTGTTTTTACCCCAACAATTATTCCAAAATCTCCTTCATAAGATAACGAAGTATTTGTTTCATATATTGATTTTGGAATTTCTATAAGAACTTGTGGCGGATTTGAGCTTGTATACCCTGCCCCTGCGGTGTTAATTGATATCGATGAAACTGTACCACCAACAGAAATTGATGCTGTTGCCGCTGCTGTTGTGCCCAATCCAACAGGAATATTATCCGCAATATTATATGTTGTTGCTGGAATGGAAATTCCATATCCAGCAGGATCGGCAATAGAAACAATCGGATTTGTTGTGTAACCAACTCCACCATTGGAAATTATAATCGATGATATAGTCCCCGCATAAGATACTATTGCAGTCGCTGCTGCAGAAATGATATAATCTTGAGATAAAATTGCAATAGAATATTTATTCTTTGTTGTTGTATTTTCCTTTATTGAATCAAAGAAAGTTTTTACACCTTCAACAAAAATTACTGTAGAACCAACACCAACTGATTGAATAATATTTGTTGTTGGATTTACTAAAGGTTCATAAAGAACTCTACTCTTGCTAATAATTTGCCCATTAATAATTTTATCTGAAGTTTGTTTACACCAAGTTACTGGTCTAAGACAAAGTGAATTTACAGAAATTCCAGCACCGTCATATGGATTTGTCTGAACAGTATCTGAAGAAATAACTTCTTCTACCAACCTCTTCTCTTCTTGTATAGAATACTCACAAAGAGTGAAATCATCATTAATAGTTAAATTGTCACCAATTTTAACTGTAGGTAATATATCCTTATAAATGACATCAACATCACCATTTCCTTTATAGAATAAAATTTTACATCTATCACCAGAAGTTGCATTATCTGAGGATGAACCCTTTGGAGCTTCTGCAAATGCAATAACACTCCCTCCAGTAAAAGTATAACCCTCCCCAGGAACTTGTAAAATATCATTTAAAAATACCAAAATAGTTGTTTGAACATCGATAACAGATCCTTTTGCAGCTCTTATGGTTAGTGGAGAATTATTTTTTGAAATTGTAAATGATTTTTTAATTCCATCAAATTGACTTTCAATTGTATCGAGTACTTCAAGTTCCCCAACATTCCATCCAGAAAATGAGTCTGAAATTGTTTTATCAATTGTAATTTGAAATTCTTTAAATGACTTTGAACTATCAAGAGGAATTCCAGTAGTTCCTCCAACAGAAACAGTTAATATTTGTTTTTGTCCATATCCATATCCAGTATTATTAATTTCGAAATTAATAATACTGGATCCTTGCCCAACAACAATATCAATTGTTGCTTCAGTTCCAAATCCAGAAGGAGAAGATGTGCTATAAATTAAGGGAATATTTGAATAATTTAAAGGTTTGTCAAAAATAACAGCGGGTGGATTTGATGTTGTATATCCTATTCCCGGATTGGTAATTGCAACAGAAACTATATTTCCATTAGAAATTGATGCAATACCTACATATTGAATATTTGGAATACCTGTTGATGAAGTAACAACTCCCACTTTCACAATTTTCTGAATTCCCGAACGATACCCAGAACCACTATTACCAATACTGATTGTAGAAATAGTTCCTGCTATAGAAACTACCGCAGTTCCTCCTGCTGAAACAAGAGGTTGATATCCAAGTCCTTCTGTTGATCCAACAGAAACAATAATTCCTCCAATAGGAATATTTGCGTTATTTGCATCATATCTAATAGATGTTGCTGTTCCAGTAAATGTTATACTAGTAATTCCAGAAGATTCTGTTAAGTTATAATCTTGAGGTATTGGCAACAATCCTGTTGGTCCTTGAAAAACTCCATTAATTAAAATTATGGAATTGTTGGTTGAAAATCCAGAAATATTTTGTTTTCCTGAAGTTAGAGTAAATTTCTTTGTCTTGGCATCAAAATATTGTGAAATATCATCAAAAATATAATTTCTTGTATAAGTTTCTTCAGTTGAATTAATTTGTCCAGATTTCAAAAAAGTTCTTCCTTGAAATCTTGCATAAGTTGTAATTCCACTCCAATCTCTTTCACTTGGTGGATTAGTAGAACTTCCAATTGGTATTGGACCTTGAGGTGCCTCTACAAAATTAATTTTATTATTTACAATATTATAATTTCCTTGAACTTTGGTTACAACAGAATATGCTGTATGAGTTGATAATCCTGTTCCCATCCAGGGTCTTTCAACAAAAATATAGTTTGTACTGCCCAAACCAACTGTGTTGATTCTCATAATTTCATCATCTACTTTAATTAAATCACCAGAAAAGAAAGAAGTTATTCCTGAGAATTTAATTATATTATCAACAACACCAATATTAGTTGTCAATCCTGTAGTTACCGAAGTTGCTACAATTGGAGATTGAATAAAATTATTAATAGAGATTAAACATTTTCCATTTTGATTTATTGAAGTAAATGTATGAGAAGTTCCAATACCAACATTACTAATATCTAAAGTTTTTGGAATAACTTTCAATGCATCTTCTGCAGATGCAGATAATCTTACTTTTTGTTCATTTACTTTAACAATATAAACTTGAGATGGTAATTTGCTTGTAGTACCTATACCAGTAATAGTGGTTGTTCCAATTCCAATCGCTTGAGTGGTTCCAGCTCCGGAATAAGTATACAATACTTTTTCTCCAGTCACAAAATAATGTTCTGGAATAATTATTGTGTCAGAGGTAATATCAACAATATTAGCACTTTCTCCGTTGAAATCTCTTTGAAATATTTGTCTTTGATTATGCTTTAAATCAAACTCTCTTTTAATATCTGTCTCTGTTCCTCCATAAAATCCATATCCGGCTGTAATTTTTGTATTGTTTAATAAAATTTCTGTAGAACCCAATTCATATGCATCAGCTATTTGCATACTAATTTGGAAAGTTCGAACTTGAACGTTAATATTTGCATTTGGTGTAAAAGTTAAATTTGTATAGCCGGAGGTAGAAACAGCAGCTCCTATAGTTCCTAATGAAGAATATGTTTCTAAATTTCCATATTCCGTCATATAAGTATCTGTCCCATCATCAATAACAATAACCTCCGACATTTGATATCTACTATTTGTTGTATCTTCAACACTTACTATAAAATATGATGCAGAGTGTTCATTTGGACCAGTATTTGGATATTTTGTTATTATATTTTGAATTGGTGATGAAGTGGATGCGATTGAAACATAAGAAGAATCTAAAAATGATATATTCTGCTCATTAGAATTGAGATACTCTGTACCTACACCAGTAGATATTGTACTTGATAAAGATACACTAACTGTATTGATAGTGGCAGCCACTCCGACATTTGGTGTAAAATTCAAATTTAAATATCCAGAAGAAATATATGCATTATATGTTCCCAATCCAGTACTTTGAAATGTATCTGTCGAATGATTTGTGATTTGTGCATATTCCAAAAATTCGACGTTTGTTCCATCATGAATCAAACTTACCTCATTGATTTGAATTTGTCCATCATTTCCTCCATCTATTTCGACAAGAACTTTGGAAGTTCTAAAGGTAGTTCCTATTGAAACAATTGTTGTTGGTGTAGATGGTGAAGCAAGAACATTACTTGTTCTTATATCAACAATATTTCCAAGAGAAGTGCTACCAATTCCAGTTACCGAATTTAAAATATCAATACTAGTATGACTGATATCATAATTGTTAACTGCATATTTTGTTGGATAGAATAGAAGTTGCCCCTCAGCTCCAGCAATATTGAAATCAAAACTTCCCAAATCCTGCTGAGTATTGACATTACCATATTGATTAATATAACCAATTCCCTCATCATAAAATAATGAAACAATACAAAATTGTCTTTCTCCAACATATCTCTTATCTCTCACATATGTAAAATATTTTTTATACTTGGATTGCAAATCAAAAGTATCAACAATAGAAAACTTAGTTGGACGAGGATTACTATTAAATTGATTGCTTATATCATCTATTGTGAGAACTCTATTTCCAAACGATTCATAATAATCAGTTAAAACTCTAGAGTTGAAATAAATTTCATCTGAAACTTTTTTATCTCCAATATTAAGAGAATTTTCAGTCACTAAATCAAAATCTGTATAACAATTTAAATTAATTTCATTATAGACATCAACAGTAATATCAATATCACTACCTTTATTATCTGAAAAAACTCCACCAAAATTATCATCCATAGATTCAATAATCAAATCACTAAATTTTAAAAATCCTGACGGATGGTTGAGAGAACTTACTGCATCATCCCAAGTATTAAAAGAAACTTTGGATTTGAGTGAATAGGAAAAGTTTTGGTAATAATTGTTATCACATATTCTTTCGGTATTATAATTTAAAAATCCAGATTCTTTACTCCAACCTTTTTTGACAATTGATGAAGATCCCAATACAATTTCTGAATTAAAATCAATTTTATTTTTAATTGCGCCTTGAGTTCTTGAAGTTTGTCCAACAAGAATATCTCCAACTTTAAAATCTTTAGAGGTGGAAACTTTCAATAAATTAATTTTATTATTCCAACTTTCAACAATTCCATAATTATCTCCAACTTTTACAGATTCTCCAATAGAAAAATCATTTTTCTTTAATTTAATATTGAAAACTGGAAAATCTTTTTCTGCAATAATTTTTCCAGAAGAATTAATTTTATCAAAATTTCCTGGAATTTCTCCCAAATTCAAATAGTTACTTAAACTATAAGTAACTACGCCAACATTTCCTCCAAGAGCACTATTTCCTGCAGGAACTTTTGTTAAAGTAAATAAAGCATATCCATATTCTGAAGAATTATATCCTTTACCAGTAGAACCAACCCCAACACTAACATTTTCAATTAGAACTTTATCTCCCACCGAGAATGGAAAGGAATCACTAAATCCAGTATTTAATCCAACTGTCACCTCATTTGTTGAGATATTGTGAGAAATTGATTTAATATTAATACCATTGGAATTTGATATTGGTATAATTTTTGGAGTTACATTATAAATTCCAAAAGTATTTTGAAGTATTTGTACATTTGGGTTACCTATATTATATTTTAATACAATATCTTTTACAACTTTATTTGTATACCCATCTAAGACAACAAGATTCGGTGCGATTGAATAATTTTTTCCAGCAGAAGTAATTCCAATTTCATCAAATGATGTTAGTGGTTCTATGAATAAAATTTCTGGCAAATTGCAAACAGGTCTTAAAGTATTATCTGTTGGGTAATCAAATCCAATATCCCCGATAGTATATGATGTTATTGATCCTATTGACGTACTAGATGGCTCAAGTAATGCACCAAATCCATTACTTGTTCTGATTGTAGAAATTCCAACAATAGAAGAATATCCCTTCCCCCCATAAGTTACTTTAATATCTGATATTGCACCAAAAACAGATGTGGAATTTGTAAAATATTCAATAAGAGATTCATTAAAAGAATACGAAGAACTTTCAGGATATTGATTTAAATTAAAAGTAAAAGTATTATTTGTTCCAACTCCAGTTATTACTTGTTTTCCAGAATAGTTACTATTGATAATATTTATTTGATTGAAATTTAATACTTCGGTATCAATGATAATTTCTTTTTTTGTTGACGGGGAAATATTTGTATTTTTTGGAGTAAATTTGTAATATAAATTAGAACTCAAATAATCACTGACAATTAAGGTTAAAGATGCATTGGAAGTAATTCCAACATTTCCAACTTTAGAAACTTCAAAGAAATTTCTATATTTTGAACTATCAAAAACATTTTTAAACTGATTATCTTCATATAGATTTAAATCAAATGCAGAATAAAGAGTAGAAGAATTTGTGAATGATAAAGAAGAATCTGATAAATCAAATTTAACTTTAGTATTTTTATAAGCATTAATTGGTGGATTAACTGCGGAAATATTTCCTGAAGAAGAAGATGAAATATCTACAATTTCTTCATTTTTTGATTGATAAAATGTATTAGAAAGTTTTATTTTATCTTTTGTGTAATAAACAACGTAATATATTTCTTCGTTAGTCACTCCTCCCGATGGCGAAGTTGAAGTATGAATTACTTTATCGCCAGTTTTATATCCATGATTTATAAGAGTAATTGTATCATCAGAAATATTGACATCTGATGCACTAAATGATTTTGGATTAAATATTATTCTTTTATTGTAATCATCATACTTTACAATTATTGTCGTTGTAGTAAATGGTTTTACGGATAACTCCACAACATCATTAATCGATAATCCATGCGTCTCTGCCGTCGAAACAGTCACTACATTTTTATTAATCTCTCCCAACACAACATTTTGTTTGTTTGTTATGAAACTGTGATATAATCCAGTTCCTATTCCAGTAAAATAAAGTAAACTTTTGTTGGAAGTTGTACTGGCAACTCCAACAAAAGTTCCTGTTGTTCCAATTCCAACTTTAAATGTTGAAATGCCAATTAAATCGTTGGAAATTTTTGCAACATAAACAATGGATTGATTTTCAAAAGAAAAACTTGTTGTTCCATTTGTAGAAACTCCAATTGAAGATCCTCCATTATTATTTGTAGAATAAGTTAGAATATCTCCAGTTTTTAATTTGTGATTTGGAATATAAATTGATTGGGTGGGAATAAAAATTTGAGTCAATCCTGCCCCTGGATTTGAAAAATAAATTGTTGTTCCTATTCCAACTCCGCTTACAGATCCAAGTCCAAGAGATTCTATTGGATTAAAATATATTTCTTTATTTAAATTAAATGCAATATCATTTTGAGATTTTGTTTTGAATGTAAATTTTCTAGTATTTTCTGTTATTGTTGTTAAAGCATCGTGAGAAGAATCCGATGTTCCATTATACTTTCTAAGTACTCTTATCCTTGAATTTTTTTGATCAACATTTAAAACTTTAACTTGTTCATTATCGATTGTTAAAATGTCATTTTCTACGATTTGTGGGTATGATATTTCTCCAGAAATATTAAAATATGTAACTATTCCTGTTACTCCAGTACTTCCTATTCCAGTGTTTAATATGAAAATATTTGAGCTTATTCCAATATTAAAAGAGTTCTGCAGCGCTGCAATAGATGTATTTAATCCAGATATGGATACCAAATCAAAATCTAAAAATTTATGTGGATATGTTGAAAATCCAATATAAGTATCATATGAATTTAAAGGAAAAAATTGAATATTTGAAATTATAGTCGATGCCACACTAATATTTGTAACTTCCTTTCCTAATACTTTAGAAACTTTTGCTATTGCTTTTGATGTTCCTTCAAGAGTATCAAATACTACAGAATCATTGACTTGATAATTATTTCCTCCCGTTATAATTCCAATTGATTCTATAGAACCTTTGGAAATTTCATTAATATTAACTGTAAAATTTTTTAACTTATTTGGTTGAAGGAGAAAATCATAATGTGAATTATTTTTAGTTAAATTGTAAGGTGTTGTATTCCTAAACCATTCGCTTTTATTTAAATTATATGAAATTTGATTTGATTTTTTATCAAAATTGAATGGATTTGGTTTTGATTTGAATGTATTTCCAATTAAATATGGAAATATTGGTTGCCTATATTTTGCAAAACATCCAGAACTATCGACGGAAATTGGATTTACAGTTGCAAAATATGCGTAGGTTCCCATAGGAAATTCGGGAGTTTTGCAAAATCTTCCATTATGCTCATCAAGATCTCCAGAATTATCAAATTCATAATCATCAATAAAAAATCCTTGTGGGAATGGTGGTCTATTTGTTTTGGTTATTATTTTATAACCAGATTGCATTATCCGTACAGAACCTTGAGATTTTGTTGAAAATCCATATGGACCGTAAATTGGATTTCCATCGTAAGCCCATCCAATTATGGGGGAATGATAATCTGACGATATTTCATTTCCACCACTATTTTTCTGCAAATCAAACACTCCATATTTTATATTATTATCAGCATCTCTCCCATAGATTGATTCTCTCAATTTTCTGGGCGCATATAGGTGACAATATTCAATACCAAAATCTTGATTAATCGATTTTTTAAGAATTCCATCATCATCTGAAATAATATTCAAATATTTTTGAAAAAGATTTACTGTCCACTTTTGAATATTTACTTTAAAAGCTGCATTTAGTCCTGGAGAAATAATATTGACTGCAGTTTTATTACTATATCCAATTCCTGGATTATCAATCCTAATTGAAATTATTTTTCCTTCATTTATAATTGGAACCAATTTTGCATATTTGCCAACACCTTCAACTACTAAATCCGGTGGGGAGTTGTAAAAGCTTCCGGAATCTATAACCAAAACTTCTACTATTTTTCCATCATTGACAATTGGGAGTAATCTAGCTCCGCTTCCATTTAAAAGAGTAACTAACGGATATCTATCATAATTTAAAATATCTGGAGAACCATATCCAGATCCAGGATTTGTAATTTGAACAGAATTTAT